TTCGTTATTATCCTGGTGAATAACTTTATCGACCGGGTAACAGTTACCGGGAATTTTCTGTTCGGTTGCTGCAGTCATACACTCCTGCATTGTCCTGTGAACACTGACTGCAATATCAACTGGCTCTCCGGAAACAAGAAAAACTGTCAGAACAAGCGCAAATGCTGAATTCATTGTGCACATCCTTTTGGCATCAGACGTAAACGAGCCAGCATTGAAACAATGCATATTTTATTTAATAGCTCCCGTTCTTGTTTTCTCTTGTTAATGGCATCTTCAGTAAATACAGGGTTACTGATAGTGACACCAATTTCAAAACAACCTTCAGACGTATTAACGTTTGGTAATAACGTTTTCATTATCGCGTCCTCAACAATGAATTTTGTGATGCAGTGCCTGGTGCCTCCAGGTGACGTTAACCAGTTAACAATTAACGCCGGATACAGAGAATCCACCCATAACACTGTTTTTGGTTTTAACTGTTCCGCGTGCGCTTAGCCGCATTCACCGCATCACAAAATTCACTTTAAAAACGGCGGCAGAGCAGTCACGGAGTAAAACTGATACCGCCAAACGTCACCAGAAAATTGATAACAGAGGGCGTTGCAGCGGGGTTGTCACTTAAGCGTATGGTCAACCTGACAACTCGGTGTCCTCAACGGGGAAGGAATAACCCCGCCATACTTACCGCCGCGCCATTTTGCGGGTTGCCACAACCGGAAGCGCACGGTCGAATTAAATTTAACGACACCGTACAGTGAGACGAACTTCGCCGTGCGCTTTCGTGTTGTGTGCCTGCTTTTAACCACGTCAGGCGAGGTGGTATCCTTAAAATCACCACAGTTTTAAGGATTCATTAAGCAATGTCGCAACCACCAATAAATCCGCTTAAGAACATGAAAATTGATTACTGGTATAAAGCGCTTACAGTTGTTGGCGCTGCGTTGTTTGTCTTTAATGGAACGTCTTTTTTTGACAGATATCCCGTTGTTCCATTGGGTTTTTTGTCCTCCGGCATCTTTTTTATTGGTTTGGGGGAGTGGATTAATCACCCTCTCAAAGTGAGATTTATTGGTCCTGGAGTTTGGACTTGTGGATATAATCGTTCTTCGTGCGCACTCGGTATCATCTTCGACATACTTGGTTGTTTCCTGATTGTTACAGGAGTCGTCAAGTTCTTCTGATGTAAAACCGCAAATGGGGCACGTAACGGGAATTTTGAAAAGCGTTTCTCCGGGTTCCAGAACAAAATTTTCTGCGGTCTGATTTTGCTTCTCATATTTGTGCTCCGCGTCATTGTGAGAGCACATTCTTATTCTGAGTGCCTGTTTAAACTCACTGAAGCTGAGAGCTTCTTCGCCTTCGGCAAGGCCTTCGAAGTATTCTTCGTAAGCCTTTTCCATGATTGTGTCGAAATCCATATCACTCACCTGAGTTTCTTTCCAGCCAGCGACGGGCACCATTTTCGGTTTTAAACGTTTTGCTTTTGGTATACGTCATCGCGGTGAACGTGCCGTCCTGGTTGGGAAACACGCCGTACACCAGAGATTCGTTGTTGCCAAGATCGATAGTATCCATGCTGACCTCATTTCCCCTTAACGCCGGGGTAGCGGAACTGTTTGCTGAGAACACCGTGCGGTGTCTTGATGGAGGTAATTTAGTTTTCTCATTATTTTTCGTCAAGGTTTTTTGATGAGAAAACTCAAGTATTGGCGCAAGATAAAGCCAATACATTGAAATGTAAGGCTTTAAAATTTTGTGAAGGGATGATTATTGATGCTTGTTGCGTTTGCGAGCCTCTAATAGCTCGGTGAACAGGCGATTAAAATTCTCAACGCGGGCGCGGAGTTCGCTGAGTTGTGCTTGTTGCTCTGATTTAGGAAGTGCGCGATACAAACGCAGCATCTCTAACTCATCTTCCGATAAGTCTAAGGCACTATCGAGTGAAACAGGGGGAGCTGGTGTTTTGTCCTCGTCGCCAAACAGTATCCAGGTTGGTGAACATTGCAATACCTCGGCGAGGCGATGCAAATTTTGCCCGCGCGGGGCTGTATGGTCACTTTCCCATAATGAAATTGATGAGCCAGATACGCCAGCAGCTTTGCTTAAACCGTTTTGACTTAAGCCTACCTGCTTACGTCTTTCTCTAATGCGTTGACCTAAAGTTTTCTCGTTCATATTTAGATATCTTAATAACCCTTGACTTGAGATTCCTTGAGTGATTAGCATTGAGAAAACTCAATATTGGAGGTGCGATGTTTAAATCAGACGTAATTAATTTTTACGGTACGAAAGCCAAAGTAGCGAAAGCTGCTGGCGTTGACCCATCTGCTGTTTCTCAATGGCAAGAGCTGGTTCCTGAAGGTCGCGCGATGCGTCTACAGGAGGCATCTGGCGGCGAGCTTCAGTATGATCCCAAGGTTTATGACGAATATCGTAAGACGAAGCGGGCGGGGCGGTTGAACAATGAAAATCACTCCTGAACAGGCTCGTGAGGCTCTGGATGCCTGGATATGTCGACCAGGAATGACACAGGAGCAGGCGACGATATTAATCACTGAAGCATTCTGGGCTTTGAAAGAGCGCCCGAACATCGATGTTCAGCGTGTCACAGATGAAGGTGGCGCGGTTGATCAGCGAGCGCTTGGCGTTAATCGAGTGAAGATATTCGAACGCTGGAAGGCTATCGACACCAGGGATAAGCGTGAAAAGTTCACGGCGCTAGTGCCTGCAATTATGGAGGCTATCCGGATTAATGATTTCAGGTTGTATCGTGAAATTAGTGACGGAAAAAGCATCACGTACATGATCGCCGGGTTAAACAAAGAATATGGCGATGTGGTGGAGTCCGGACTGCTTTTTGCTGATCCTGCCGTAGTGGATCGTGAAACTGACGAACTTATAGAAAAAGCAATTGCTTTCAAACTTGCGTATCGACAGCAATACCAACAAAAAGCTGGATGGAATTATGAGCCTTCTTTTTGCTGAACGCCCACTGGTTATAAACACACAGCTTGCGATGAAGATTGGCTTAAATGAAGCCATTGTGTTGCAGCAGTTGCATTACTGGTTGAGAGATACCAATTCCGGCATGGAATGTGATGGTGTTCGCTGGATTTACAACACAACGGAACAATGGCTGGAACAGTTCCCATTCTGGTCAGAGTCAACGTTAAAGCGCGCGTTTGCAAGTCTGAAAACGCTGGGGCTTTTGCGTTGTGAAAAGCTCAATAAATCAAAGCGCGATATGACCAATTTCTACACGATCAACTATGGGAGCGAGCTTTTAGATGGTGGCAAATTGAGCGAATCCATCGGTTCAAAATGCGCCGCTCCATCAGGTCAAAATGACACGATGGAAGAGGTCAAAATGAAACGCTCCATTGGTTCAAAACGACCCAATGTCATCGGGTCAAAATGGCCTGATGATCTTACAGAGAATACAACAGAGATTACTACAGAGAATAAAAACACTTTTCGTCCGGAAGCTTCGCAACCGGACCCGCAGACGACTGAACAGGATTTTTTAACCCGGAACTCCGACGCGGTTGTGTTTAGTGCGAAAAAACGCCAGTGGGGTAGCAGGGAGGATTTGGCGTGTGCGCAGTGGATCTGGGGGCGGATCGTGGGTCTCTACGAACAGGCAGCCAGTGATGATGGCGAGATCATGCGACCAAAAGAGCCTAACTGGACTGCCTGGGCCAATGACGTGCGCACAATGCGGATGCTGGATGGCAGAAGCCACAGACAAATTTGCGAAATGTTTGGTCGGGTACAGCGAGATCCATTCTGGGTAAAAAACATCATGAGCCCGTCAAAACTTCGTGAAAAATGGGATGAACTGGTCATCCGTCTGGGGCGTTCGTCTGTACAGCGTTGTGTGAATCATATTTCTGAACCGGATACAGAAATTCCGCCTGGTTTCAGGGGATAAGTGTTGATTTTAGGGCATAAAGTAATGTTCAGGAGGACTTGTGGCAAAAGTTTTTACACAAGAAGAGCGGGAAAAAATTAAAGGGCAGGTGGTGGAACTCGTACGCCAGAGTGGGCGCGAGACGTTACGACAACTGGAAGCTAAAACTGGGGCAACAAGATATCTGATGAGCGTTCTGGCCAGAGAGCTGGTTGCCAGTGGCGATGTATACAGCTCTGGTTACGGGTTATTCCCGTCTGAACAGGCGCGTAAGGACTGGCAAAACGCCCGCAAAAAACTCTCGAGGGCAAAGGTGAAGAAAACAGCTGTGATTGATCCGGACCTTATCTGGTCGTTACCTGATGGAGAAATACGTCGCTACGACAGTCGCCTAAACATAATCTGTCGCGAGTGCCGGATGAGTGAAGTTATGCAGCGCATACTGGCATTTTATCAGGGATAATGTTAGGTATTTTAGACGTTACTAGATTAAAAAGCATTAGTTCAGGAGTGAATTGACATTCTCATTTTTCATGGCACAGGGTAGATCTGGCGTGGTTGTCCGCTTTGTGCCAAAAGCGGACGCCTACGCCCTAACTAAGCTATTGTGTAATATACGGTACACAATAGCGAAAATTCTAAGCTTGGGAATATGGAAATCAACAAAGAAAAATTGTCAGGTTTACTTAACTACTTCGAGTCTCGCAAGAAATACGCTGCAACTCGAATATCTAGTTTATCCAGTCAGAATGAGATCTGTTTCGCTTTGTCAGGATTGACGTTTCGAAACGGGCCTTATGTTTTCCAAGACGTAGGTGAATTAAGGGAGGTACTTCATCCACCAGGAGAGATAGAGTTAGCCAAAGCGCTTAAGAGCAAGTCGCTACTCAGCGCTGTTGCTCGTCATATGCCCGCAGTTACGCATGAGCTTGCGTTGCAAAGCAGTGAGTCGAAATTTTCTCAATCAGACCTGACTATCGGATGGTGGATCATATCCGCGATCCGATGCCGCACACTCACCGATATACTTGTTCCTGCAGTAGCAAGTGCATCTTGGGATGTATTCCCTGCTCTTCAAGCCAACTCGTGTGAAGTCCAACTTCTTGAGGACGTGCCGGCAGTTCGGAGAATAAGCCCAAGTGTAGAGATATCAGTAGAGTCTCTCGACTGGGTTCAAGAGAATCTCAAGCGTTGGATAGATCTGCTAGAGCAACCAGCATTCCGGCTCGCTATTGATTCTTTAACTACTCACAACCAACACGCGAATTTGAGAATGGCTGCTGCTGCTTTATGGGCAGGATTTGAAGCGCTCTTTGGAATCAATTCAGAGCTTCGTTTTCGTCTTGCTCTTATGGCCGCAGCATATCTTGAGGAGCGAGGGCCTGATCGTTTAGCCACCTATCGTAGGGTTAAGAAGCTGTATGACTACCGTTCGAAGGCAGTGCATGGGGGAGCTACGTCAGATAACTTTTTAGTTGAGCATATAATTGAGGTACGAGTGCTTTTATCCCGATTAGTGTGTCGCATGACAGAGATCGGAAAAATGCCCACAACCGACGATTACGAGGAACGGCTTCTAACTTAAGGCTTTTTCTAAGGTAACTTGGAAAAACGCTTGTTTTATCTATACACAGTAAGCCTAACTTCAGTTAACCCGCAATAATGAGGGTTAACTGATCAACCTCCAAGATTAGGTACAATGAAGTGGTCAACAAAAACTGGCCACCGCAAGAAAACACGTCTATGTCAGTATTTATTCCGAACTTCCGTTGTTCGCTCAAAGCGGACTAAAAGGTTAGCTTGTGTCGGACTTTGCGTATTAAAAGAAGTGCAGGTGGTGACTAGTGGTTGAGCCCCATTTCCACAGAAAAAATCAGAGAAACTATACCCAATAGTTGTATTGAATCACTGACGAGACAGCCTCATATTCATCAGGACTGGTGTACGTCCAATACAGGAGGTTGTGGTGCTGGTTCTCAAATGTGCGCTGGCTATTACGGCTGTAATGGCGATTTATTGTCTTGCTATTGTTCTTATGGATCGCCTTTCTGACTGATTTCACATTGGCGAGGTAACGGTAGTTAAGTAGAATGGCTGCGGGTGCTTGAGGCTATCTGCCTCGGGCATGAACACCAACGGCAGATAGAGAAAAGCCCCAGTTAACATTACGCGTCCTGCAAGACGCTTAACATTAATCTGAGGCCAATTTCATGCTAGACACATGTAGGTTAGCCTCTTACGTGCCGAAAGGCAAGGAGAAGCAGGCTATGAAGCAGCAAAAGGCGATGTTAATCGCCCTGATCGTCATCTGTTTAACCGTCATAGTGACGGTACTGGTAACGAGGAAAGACCTCTGCGAGGTACGAATCCGAACCGGGCAGACGGAGGTCGCTGTCTTCACAGCTTACGAACCTGAGGAGTAAGAGACCCGGCGAGGGAGAAATCCCTCGCCACCTCTGATGTGGCAGGCATCCTCAACGCACCCGCACTTAACCCGCTTCGGCGGGTTTTTGTTTTTATTTTCAACGCGTTTGAAGTTCTGGACGGTGCCGGAATAGAATCAAAAATACTTAAGTAGCGCGCAGGGATAAGAGGGATGGTCCCTTAAAGGGGAGAGCTAATTATCCGGAAGGATTCTGATGATGAACATCGAAGAACTGCGTAAAATTTTTTGTGAAGATGGCCTCTATGCTGTGTGCGTTGAAAATGGAAATCTTGTTAGTCATTACCGCATTATGTGTTTGCGAAAGAATGGGGCTGCGTTAATTAATTTTGTGGATGGTCGAGTGACAGACGGATTTATCTTGCGCGAAGGTGAGTTTGTCACTTCATTACAGGCACTGAAAGAGATCGGAATAAAAGCAGGCTTTTCAGCTTTTGCAGAAGAATAAACTCATCTACAATCTTGCGCGGGGCTGAACTCCCGCTGAGTAACACCGTGCCACCGGAGAAAACCGATGGCACGCAACGTAAAATATTACAATTCTGATAATTCGCCCGTTCTTGCCTGCACGCACGAGCGGTATTCTCACGCATTCAAGTCTGAATGGTTCCTGCACCCTCCATGCACTGAAGAGCAGGCTGAATGGATAATTCAGTGTTACCGCAGGCGCGGATACGAGGTTAAGAAAGCCCTTGGTCTCGACTACCGTCACTGGATAATCTCAGTCAGATTGCCTTACTCCGAACGCCCACCGCGTCCGTCCCGTACATTCCAGCAACGCATCTGGAGGTAACGTGCGGGTATTACTTCGACCTGTTCTGGTACCGGAACTCGGGCTGGTGGTCGTTAAGCCGGGCCGTGAATCCATGCCGGTATTCCACAATACCCGGGTACTGGTGGAGCCGGAACCGAAAAGCATGCGTAATCTGCCGTCCGGGGTCGTTCCTGCCGTTCGCCAGCCGCTGGTGGAAGACAAAACATTGCTGCCGTTTTTCAGTAACGCACGGGTAATTCGTGCTGCTGGTGGTGCTGGTGCATTGTCTGACTGGCTGTTGCGCCATATTAAATCCTGCCAGTGGCCACACGGCGATTATCATCACAGCGAAACCGTTATTCACCGATATGGTACCGGCGCAATGGTGTTGTGCTGGCACTGCGACAACCAGCTGCGTGACCAGACATCCGAATCACTCGAGCAACTTGCTCATCAAAACCTGTCAGCATGGATGATTGACGTCATCGGTCACGCAATAAGCGGTACGCAGGAGCGTGAATTATCTCTGGCTGAATTATCCTGGTGGGCGGTCCGCAATCAGCTGGCGGACGCGCTACCGGAAGCGGTATTACGTCGTTCGCTGGGGTTGCGTGCGGAAAAAATCCGCTCAATGTACCGTGAAAGCGACATCGTACCGGGAGAGCAGACCGCCACCAGCATACTGAAACAGCGCACAAAAAATCTTGCGCCGCTGCCTCACGCCCACCAGCAACAGAACCCACCACAGGAAAAGACGGTGGTCAGCATTGCCGTTGATCCTGAGTCTCCGGAATCTTTTATGAAACGACCTAAACGTCGCCGCTGGGTTAACGAGAAATACACACGCTGGGTGAAGACACAGCCGTGTGCGTGTTGTGGTAAGCCAGCCGACGATCCCCATCACCTGATTGGTCATGGTCAGGGCGGAATGGGGACAAAATCTCACGATATTTTCACGCTACCGCTGTGTCGGGAGCATCACAACGAGCTTCATGCGGATCCGCTGGCGTTCGAAGAAAAGCATGGTTCTCAGGTTGATTTAATTTTTCGTTTTCTTGATCACGCCTTTGCAACTGGCGTGCTTGGGTAAAAGAGGTGACTGATGCTCATAGATTTGGTTTTACCTTACCCGCCGACGGTGAACACTTACTGGCGACGCCGTGGCAGCACATATTTTATCTCGGAGGAGGGAAAGCGTTATCGCCGGGCTGTGGCGCTTATTGTTCGCCAGCAGCGGCTGAAATTAAGCCTGTCCGGAAGGCTGGCGATAAAGGTGATTGCAGAGCCACCGGATAAGCGTCGTCGCGACCTGGACAATATCCTGAAAGCACCGCTGGATGCGCTGACGCATGCGGGAGTGTTAATGGACGATGAGCAGTTTGATGAAATCAATATCGTTCGTGGTCAGCCAGTATCTGGTGGACGTATGGGGGTGAAGATTTACCCCATAATGCATGAAGAGCAGGTCAAAAAATGAAACTGGAAGATTTACCGAAATACTACTCCCCAAAATCCCCTTGCCTGACCGATGCATCGGCCTCAACGTCAAAAGATGCGCTGAGTATCACTGATGTGATGGCCGCGCAGGGCATGACACAGAATCGGGCTGAGATGGGGTTTTCTGCGTTCCTGGGGAAAATGGGCATCAGTATGAATGACAGGGCGCGGGCAACAGAATTACTGGCAGATTATGCACTCAGTCGGTGCGATCGTGTGGCGGCGTTGAGAAAACTTCCGGCAGAAATAAAACCGTTAGTGATGCGCATTATGGCTTCGTACGCTTTTGAGGATTATGCCCGCAGCGCAGCGAGTAAAAAGCAGTGCCCTTGTTGCTATGGGGAAAAATTTATTGAAAGCGTAGTTTTTACAAACAAGGTCCAGTATCCGGATGGTAAGCCGCCGGTATGGGCAAAGTGTACGAAAGGTGTGTATCCGTCTTACTGGGAAGAATGGAAAAAAGTCAGGGAGGTGGTAAAAGTTGCCTGTCCGGAGTGTGGCGGAAAGGGTGAGGTTTCCACCGCCTGTAAGGATTGCCGTGGGCGTGGTGTCGCCATTCACCGTGAAGAGTCGGTAAAACGTGGTATGCCTGTTATCAGAGACTGCCAGCGTTGTGGTGGTCGTGGCTATGAAAGACTACCATCAACGGAGGCATTTAATGCTATATGCGAGGTGACAAACCAGATAACACGCGCGTCATGGGAAAAAACAGTTAAGAAATTCTATGATGCGCTGGTGACCCGGTTTGATATTGAAGAAGCATGGGCTGAGCGGCAGTTAAAAAAGGTAACTAGGTAACAAGGTTGATTTTTCCGGAATCTGTGGTAAATTCGTCATAATGATGGGCTTTTTATGCCTGACGTTAGAAGAGTTTCTACAACCCGCCGCCGAGCGGGTTTTTTATTGCGGAATTAATTACGGACCGTTATTATTCTGCTCCCGGCCCTTTAGCTCAGTGGTGAGAGCGAGCGACTCATAATCGCCAGGTCGCTGGTTCAAATCCAGCAAGGGCCACCATCACAAACCGCCATTAGCTTATCAGGAAGAGCAGACGACACGATAACAGGGTTGTTGGTGCGGGGGCGGGTCCCCGATGGCGGTCCATTATCGGTATTCAGCGTTGTTAGCTCAGCCGGACAGAGCAATTGCCTTCTAAGCAATCGGTCACTGGTTCGAATCCAGTACAGCGCGCCATATTCATTCTTCCAGATTCCTTCCGGCAGAGCCTTATACTGGAATATACCTGGCTCAGGATATTGTTGAAAACATAATATGTTTGTCAAAAATAAAAGTTCTGTTAAGTATTGATTGAGTGTTTGTTATACGGTCTAATGGTTTTTTCAGCATTAAATATTTATCATTCATATGGTGTGGGTAGAGTGAATATTGATGAGGCGTCGGGGTGTTTCATCCTTAGGCAGCGTATTGATATAGTCAATGCAGCACGAGCAAAGGCCTTCAGCCGTTTGACAGTTTTGTTCTGTGCTCCTGATCGTCTTTCGGGAAGAGACGTTATTATTCTGAATAGTGATGCTATACAGAGGGTTTGCGATGAGTTCATGGTTGCTAATTCAGAATTATTTGCTCTTGTTCAGGAGTACAACAGAATAGCCAGGACCTGTGGTATGGATGAACTTCGGATTACTCATCTGGGGTAGATACATATCTGGATTATCACCTGTTACGGTAAAAAGTGATTGCTTACTGTTTTTGTGAATGGCATTGCAGCAGCCGGATAATGTCAGTGCTGGCTGACGGTGTGCTGGTGGCGGGTGTGGTAGTTGTTGCTTTCCCGTTGCTGAAAAAGAAAACGCCAGACTGTTAGCCGGGTATCAGTTAGCGGGAGAAATTTTTAAATACTTCACAATTCAGGCGGTTGACTGTTCTCTGGTTTGCGGGGAGTTTGTTAAAAGAAACTGGCATGGTGAATCCCCCTGTGCGGAGGGGCAATCAGCGAGTAGGTATATGGGATAATCGCGGATTCAGGTGCTGGTACTGAATTCACCGGGAGGCACCCGGCACCATGCACTTCAATAGATTCTCTCCACATTATGGATATTCTTTCAGAATATCCCAC